CAAGAGACATCTCGAACGGCTCGAACCTAAGTCTTGACACCGTGAACAGGATGGTCTCGTTCTTCGCTCGACATGAAGTCGACAAGCAAGGACAAGGCTACACGCCAGACGAAGACGGCTATCCGTCTGCTGGTCGCATCGCGTGGGCGCTCTGGGGCGGCGATCCGGGTCGAGCATGGGCCGAGGCAATCGTTGACTCAACTAGGAACGAACTCTACGACGTCGAGAGACTGTTGCGGTCGTTGACGCCGAACCGATCACACGTTGAGGAGATGCTTGCTTCTTGGCGCGTGAGCGATTAGTATCCAACTACTGCACCTCCCTCGACCCGTCCGCACCTCGTCACCGACGACACCCCGACGACAGAGATCGACACCCAGAGAACCCCAACCCAACTAGACAAGGATCTCAAAATGACTAACACATTCCTGAACAAAATCGTCGAGCAACGCGGCGCCAAGATGTCAATCATCGACGCGACTCTCGCAGTAGCGTCTGACGAAGAGCGCGATCTCACCGACACGGAACTCGCAAACATCAAAGCCCTCGGCTCTGAAATGGAGAAACTCGACTCAAGGATCGAGCAACTGCAAGACCTCGAAGAGCGTCGCGCCAAGGTCGAGGCCATCACAGCCAAGATCGAACCAGCAGAGACACGCACCGCAGGCGGCGCTCGCGTCACTTCCGAAGAACCGACCTATCACGCAAATAGTCAGAACTCATTCCTCCAAGATGCTATGGCGGCCGAGTTCTCACGCGATCAAGACGCGCAGGATCGCATCAACCGACACACTCGCGAGAATCGTCTCCACACTCGCGACGTAGGGACTGGCGCCTTCGCTGGTCTTGTCGTACCGCAATACCTCATCGACCTCTACGCACCACTCGCAAGAGCAGGACGTCCGGTCGCTGACATCTGTCGGAAGCACGTCCTCCCGGCGGCTGGTATGTCGGTACTCATCTCTCGTATCACTACGGGAACTGCCGTCGGCTTCCAAGCCGCCGAGAACGACACCGCCACCGAGACCAACATCGACGACACGCTCCTCACGGTCCCCGTCAATACCATCTCAGGTATGCAAGACGTATCGAAGCAGGCGATCCTCCGAGGCGCGAACATCGAGGACGTCGTTCTCGCTGATCTCGTAGCGGCCTACAACACAAAACTCGACCTCGGCATCTTGTCGGGATCGGGATCAAGTGGCGAGCCGACCGGAATGAACACGGCCTACACGCAGGTCATCACCTACACCGACGCAAGTCCAACAGTCGACGAACTGTATCCGAAGATCGTCGACGGCATCCAGCGCGTTCAGTCGAACACCTTCAACGGACCGACTCACATCGTCATGCACCCGCGCCGACTTGGCTTCTTCCTCGCTGGAGTCGACGGGAACAAGCGTCCGCTCGTTGTACCTAATGCGAATGGACCGATGAACGCGGTCGGAACGTACTCCGGTCTCGGCTACGGTCAGAGCGGTCAGTATTCTCTGCTCGGACTTCCCGTCATCACCGACGCGAACGTCACCACGACGAACGGAGCCGGAGCGAACGAAGACATTATCTACGTCATCAACGCCGCCGAGGCTCACCTGTGGGAAGCGCCAGACGCGCCTGCCTACGTTCGCTTCGAGCAACCAGACGGAAAGGTCGCGATCCGTATCGTGCTCTTCGGCTTCATGGCGTTCACGGCGGGCCGTTACCCGTTGAGTGGCGCCTACATCGGCGGAACTGGCCTCGTAACTCCGACCTTCTGACGCACTTAGTCGGCGTTCACAGGCGCCGACAGAGGTCAACATGACGCAGGCACAAATCAAAGCACTACTCGTCGAGCGAGAGGGTCTAGTCCGTCGTGGACTCAAGGATCGCGTTCGCCAAGTCGAGGACATACTCGTCGTTCTCGGATGGGAGGGAGTTCTTCTTTCTTCCTCACCTGTGCCATCCGAGGACGACACGTCTCCACCGATCAAGAAACCCTCGACCAAGAAGGCGGCGCGATGACAATCACAAACGGCTACGCCACACTCGCACAAGAGAAAGCCTTCCTCTCGATCACAGACTCCGTCGACGATGATCTCATTGAGCGATCAGTCGAGTCGGCGTCTCGATCTATTGACCGAATGGCGAACCGTCGCTTCTACGCCGACGCCTCAGCCTCGGCTCGTTACTATCGAGCGCGGAACGGCTACTTCCAGATCGTCGACGACATCTCCTCGACGACCGGACTACTCGTCGACCTTGACACGGCTGGCGCTGGAACGTACTCGACGAGCGTCGCCATCTCGACGGGCTTCATCGTGGATCCCGTCAACGCGATCGCAGTCGGCAGACCCATCACGCAGATCACGATGATAGGCGGACAACTCCTCCCCTCCTTCATCCCTAATCTCCGACCCGGCGTCCGAGTGACGGCGCGATGGGGCTGGCCGTCTGTGCCGATGGACATCGTCGAGGCGACTCTCATCCTCGCGGCTGACCTCTACAAGCGCAAGGACGCCGTCGCTGGCATCGTTGGACTCTCAGATCTCGGCTCCGTTCGTATGGGTCAACTCGGTCGCGACATCGGCGCAATCGTTCGCGCCTACCGTCGAGAAGTTGTCGGATGACTCCTAGCGGCGTCAAGACGGGACTCCAGACCGCGCTGACTGCGATCACGGGTCTCAGGTGCTACGACAACGTCCCCGATGGACTCGCTCCACCTGCGGCCGTAATCGAGCCGTTCGAGGTTGACTTCCATGAGGCGATGAGTAACGGCGTAACGACGTATCGAGCGTTTATCCTCGTCATCGTCGGGCGAATGTCAGAACGCGCCGCACAGGACAAACTAGACACCTATCTCGCCACCACAGGAAGCGCTAGTATCAAAGCGGCGCTCGAAACCGATCGCACTCTCGGCGGCGCTTGTTCTTCGTCGATTGTCACCACAGCGACACCTCGGACTGTTACAGTCTCAGGTATCGACATGATCGCATACCGATACGAAATGGAAGTCTATGGCTAGTTACATCATCAAAGCAGACAACTCGACACTCGGACCTGTGGGATCCGTCGTCACCGACGACGATCTTCTCGCCGCCGGGGTCAACATTGACCTCATCGTCTCGTCCAAAATAGTCGAGGAACAAAACACCACGAAACCCAAAGAAATCAGCAAGGAGTCATAACATGGCAATCTTCGTCTTATCAGACGCACTAGTCACCCTGAACACCATAGTGCTGGGGAGTTACGTAAATAACGTAACCCTCAACGCCGAACGGGACTCAGTTGAAGTCACAGCGATGGGAGGCGCCGCTTCTGCGAACGGTCACATCTTCACGGGCGGCCTTCAGAATAACTCGGCGACGATCAACTTCTTCAACGACGAAGCCGCCGCTAAGACTGTCGAGACTCTGTTCTCGGCGCTCGGAGCAGGCTCGAACACGCTCGTCTTGAAGAACGCGACCGGAGGCACTACGTTCACCCTGAGTAACTGCTTCCTTCAGACCACGAACCCGATAAACGGCGCAACTGGGGACCTTAGTCAGCAGTCCGTGACCTTCACCGGGGGAACGCTCGTCAAGAGTTAGTCATGGCCATCACAGTCACCGTCGAACACAGAGACGGCGCCTCTCAGACTTTCTCAGTCTGGCCAGCGACCGAAGTCGAGTTTGAGCGTAAGTTCGCGCTCTCTTGGACGAAAGCCTTCACAGGCGACAACACCTACAACGAGCATCTCTACGCGATCGCACATCTCGCGTCGGAGACGTCTCGTCCCTTTGAAGAATGGATCAAAACCATCGCGGCCGTAACGGTCGGAGGTGGCGAAGACTCAAACCCTACGGACCCGGCTCCGCTACTCACCTAGTCGCTCTACTAGCGGCGAAGACCGGGATCTCACCACTCGAACTACTCAAAACACCGCCGGAGATCTTTGAGCAGATGCTCCGAATAGTGTTCCCGCAAGAACTCACAATCAAAGGAGAGGAAGCATGGCTCGCTCTGGAACGTTTGGATTTAGACTAGAAGGTCGCGAGGGCAAAGAAGAGATCCAAGGCCTGCGCGAGGTGCAGAAGGCGCTGAAGCAACTCGGCGACGCCACCAAGAAAGAAATGAAGTCGACCCACCTCAAAGCCGCCGAGATCGTCGTCGGCGCGTCAAAGAGGTTCGTTCCGATCAAGACGGGAGCGCTGGCTCAGTCAATACGTGCGAGCGCCGTCATGACTGGCGGACGAGTTCGAGTCGGGAGCGCCTCCGTACCGTACGCCGGGCCGATTCACTTCGGATGGCCTGCTCGCTCAATCAAGCCTCAGCCGTTCATCTACGACGCACTCGACACACGTCGAGGAGAAGTCTCACGGCTCTATGCAGAGCGCATCAGCGAACTCGTCACCAAGTACGACCTTAGCGGCATCGACATGATCGCCTACGGAGCGCAGAGACGCAAAAGCATCCAAGAGCAACGCGGCAAGCGCTGACGAACTAGACTCAGCGCATGGCCAAGTCGATCTCGATCCCGATTACGGGCAACTCAGCACCACTCAGGAAGGCGCTCAAAGAGTCCCAGAGTGATCTCGCCAAGTTCGCCAAGAGTGGCAAGGTACAACTAGCCGCCGCAGGCGCGGCCTTGACACTATTCGCAAAGAAAGCAGTCTCGGCCGCCGCCGAGGATCAAAAGTCAAAGGCGCTTCTCGCCGTTGCTCTCAGAGCGACCGTCGGCGCAAACTCGGAACTAATCGAGAGCATCGACAAGAGCATCACCTCGATGGCGTTCGCGACAGGCGTCGCCGACGATGATCTTCGTCCGGCGTATTCTCAACTCGTCCGGGCGACGGGCGACGTCACGACCGCGCAGAAGTTGCTCACGCTTGGACTAGACGTCTCTATTGGAAGTGGCCGCGACCTCTCATCCGTCACGATGGCGCTCTCCCGGGCGGCGATGGGCAACTTCGCCGCGCTCAAGAGACTCGGCGTACCGATCTCGGAGAACACGATCAAGACCAAAGATCTCAAGGCCGCCACTCAAGAACTGAACGCTCTCTTCGGCGGCTCAGCCGCCGTCAACGCGAGCACGTTCTCCGGTCAAATGGATCGACTCAAGTTCGCACTCGGAGAACTCTCCGAGAGTGTCGGCGCTCTCTTGCTCCCGACTCTGACCAGACTGGCAGACGCGGCGGCCGACATGATAAAGGTATTCGGCGACAACGGCGTCGGCGGAGTGCTCGACGCGCTAGGCAAGGGTCTCAAAGATAACGCGAACAACGCCGACGGGACGGTCAGCGGCCTCGGACGTCTAGAGAACGCCTTCATCAGGTTAGGCAACGCGGGCAAGTACGCGCTCAACTTCCTCGGCTTCATTGGTCGAAACGTCCTTCGCTTGGACGTGCCGAACCTCAAACTCACCGACACCATCGGAAAGCAGGCCGACGCCGAGATCAGACTCACACGGGAACGCGCCATCCAGCAAGACAAACTCAAGAGCGGCGCGAGAGCCGTCGTCGCGTTCGACAAGAGTCTCATGGACACCACCTCGACCACGAAGGGCTTGACCAAGAAACAAGAAGACCTGCGCGTCGGTCTTCGTTCTGGACTCGCCAAGTCGCTCGCCGACGCCAAGGAGAAACTCCGAGACGCCAAGAGCGCGATGAAAGAGTTCTCAAACGGGATCCGCGACGCGCTGACGTCGACCGTCTCACTCGCCGACGCGATGTCAAAGTCGAACGACACCGAGGACGCCTACAAGACCGCACTCCAAGAACGCGCTCAGGCCTACAAGGATCTCGATCAGGCGAAGGTCAGTCGAGACGCGACACAGTACGCCGAAGCGCTCGCCAAAGTCGCCGACGCCGAGAAGAACGTCACCGACTCGAAGGCAGGTCAAAAGTCCTACACTCAAGCCTTCCAAGATCAGATCGCCGCCGCCAAGTCATTCGCTGGCAACCTCAAGACGCTCATCGGCGACCCGTACAAACTCGGACAGGCTGGACTCTCCCAACTCCTCAACCTCGGACCTATCGCAGGGAACGCCGTCGCCGCCGATCTCCTCGCTGGCGTCGGAGGCTTCACGACTGGATCACTCAACGCCGACCTCGCAGGCATCTCAGCGATCGCAGGTCAGACGGGTCAAGCCGCAGGGACCGCGTTCATGGGAGGGAGCGTCAACACGGCCGCAAGCGCCGTGGCCGATCTCGCCGGGACAACTATCGGAGGAACCGCGTCGGCGCCGACGATTATCATCCAGACGGGCATCGGCGACCCTGACGCCATCTCGCGCTCCGTCGTCAAGGCCATCGCTCATAATGACAATCGGGCGGGCAAGGTCAAGGTCATCGCCAAGAAACCGACGAAGAAGAAGTAAATGGCCAAGCCCTTCCCTCTCGTCGAGATCTCGTTCGCAGGTACACCGTACGACGCGACGCCTGTGTTCGTTGACGTGAGTAGTTACGTGAGGAGCGTGACCACTCATCGAGGGCGCTCAGGTGACACCGAGTTCGAGACAGGGACCGCGCAGGTCGTCCTTGACAATCGCTCGCGACTCTTCGATCCGTTCTACACCGGCGGGACCTACTACGGACAACTCATCCCAAGGAAGCAGATCAAGATTCGCTCGACGATAGGCGCGACGACCTACGACGTCTTCAGGGGCTACATCACAGGCTGGCCTGTCCAATACACCGACGCAGGCTTCGACTCGACCGTCACTCTTCAATGCTACGACGCCTTCGGACTGCTCAACGACGACCACCTCCCTGAGAACTGGACGACGTATCTCATGACGACGACTCACCTACCTGAGCATTACTTCATCTGTAACGATCCCGAAGGCGCCGTCCTGACCGACACCGGGACAAAACTCACGAACCTCAAGCCGACGACCTCGGTCTTCAAGAACTTCACGGAATACAACTCACTAGCGCAGGGACTCGTCGGAACGGCGGCGGACCTGAGCCTGACGCAGTATCAGGGCATCATCGGAACGGGT